CCCCGCTGCATCTTCCGCCTTGCTTCTTAAACTTAATTCTGGCATCGTCTGTGTAAGCTGTTCCTTGTTGAACAAGTTGCAGTTTCAATAGCTCTGATAGTTCAGAATCGCCGGAGAAAAATAGTTTGTATATACTGTGTTCCCACTTGAGTGCAGTGACACTCACGTGTTGATCAAATCTCGATGCATCCAGCCCAACAGCCACGGGGTTTGTGAACTTCTTCCACTTCTGGTGGAGGATCAATCCCCTTGTGGCAGGATTCATTCCTTTAAATATAGTCGGACTATCGTTGTTGATTTGTTGAAACACCTTGTACAAGATCTTTTCGAGCGGTTTAAGGTACCGCCCAACCTCCACATTGTACCTAGGGGATCTTGGTGAGATCAACCTTGGTGCTGCATTTTGTTTGGCTGTCCAGTTGATTTTCTCAATCTTTACAAAGTACTTGAGATAACTATCCTTGGCACGCCAGCGCCTAACACGTAAAGACTCAACGGCTTGGGAGTATATTGTGCGTTTCCTACCCTTGTAGGTGTCGACAAACTCTTGGCGAGTCATCTTGCGACAATATCGTGCGTTTTCTTTGATCATGTTATATATTGGTAGCAATCGTTGGGAGAAGTTATCGTCTGGTTGCGGGGGAGGGACAAATCTTCCATCCCCGGTCGGAACAAACGACACTCGTTCTGTAATAGCTCTAACAACAGCTGTGGTGCTACTCCTATAAGTCTTGTATTCAACGTAATTGGAAAGACCGCTATACATCGAATTATAGGTGTAGTATTTTCTGGGTTTGGTCCTCGGGCAAGGTTCCACGGTTAACCCTTCGGGTGTGAGCGTACATGTTGTAGGCTCACACTCTACCCGTGGAACTTGCTCGAGGCCCCATCAACGTTGTTCTCCACGGTCCGTTATATGGAACCATGGGAGAACATCGTTGTGTTTCCTGTAGAATCTCCAAACTGGGGCTTCTAGTTCGTCCTTCCGACGTACTACTAGAGCGGTGTTCCTGAGTTTCTTAGCCTGGAGTTCCGATGACGTAGGTGTCATGGAT